TGTCCTCCTGTTGAGTTTATAAGATCCCTTATATGAAGCATACCATAAATAATTGATATTGTCAAGAATTATTTTCATACGTATAAAAATAATTTCTAACAATATCAATGAGCTAAGTTTAGCTGACATTACATAAATGAACTGTATATAACTACAGCTCATTTCTGAATATTCAAACCATAATCAGTTAAACTTTGCTTTATTCTTTCATTAATGAAATAAGCTGATCCTTTTCCTCTTGTGACATGTCAGCTAACTCCACTATGCTGGTATCTCCATCCTCTCCTGTTTTGCTAGCATATTGCTCATCCAAGCCTTTGTATTCACCGTAAGTAATTGATTCTTCCATTATTTTTTACCTGTAGTTACTGTGTACCATTTCATCCACTTACTATACATATCTTTTGTCATATAAAGTAAGCGACCATTATCTGGCGACTCTACAAAACCTATACTCTGATAGAATCGTATACCTTCAGGAGTAGCATATAGTGCAACTTTTCCTGTTCTTGTTTTAGAAGCAACTTTAAATATGTCGTACATTACAGACATGCCTGGTGTTACTTTTCCATCAAACTTGCCTATAGAGCCTAAAGTCTCAACAAAAATACCGCCCTGGAAGTCGCTATATGCAGCAGCACCTGCTATAGCACCATCTGCACCAAATACAACAGTACCTTTGTAACCTTCCTCTATAAGCTCTAGTGATCTTTTAACATATCTGTAATTACCTGCTTTATGGACAGGTACTGGTTGACTATCCAACTTTTCTAATAATTCAGGAGCTTTATACTTAAAGCATGATTTACTCATCGCAATTGTCCGATATAGATAAAGTTTTACCTAACGTTCCTTTGGACTCTTCATCGAAAAGACTAGCTGCACCTATGTCTGAATAATCATAACCTTTCTTTATAGGCTCAGCTATTGTAAACGATACTTTATTTAAGTCCTCTAAAAGTATCAAGTTGCCTTTATTGTCAACCATATCCACTAGTTGCAACTTACCTTCCCTGTATAACTGTGCTCGTCTAGGCCCTATTGCATTGTCCTGAAATTGTGGACCCCTGCTTGCAAACCATTCGTGGTAGGACATATCAGTCCTGCCTTGCTCTATTTTCTTACCTTTTTCGTCTTTAACAAACCAAGGAGAATATGCTTTTTCCATTTCATCAATGTCAAAGCCCATTTCTCTCCATGTTTTTGTTACAGGCAGTAAAATGCATCTGCAACGTACGTGTAAAGGGCAAGGAGGTCTGCTATAATCGTCTGTTTCCCACTGCGAGCCATCTAAAGCAATACATCTAGGGCAAGTACCTCTGCCTGTTTTAGTATTGCCGGCTTCAAGTATTGCAGACCATTCAACTTTTTCTACAATATCCTTGTTTGCTGCATATACGTCCTCTTGTGCCTTTACAGCCATGCTTTGAACATATGTCTTTACTACTGACTCTAAGTCTTTTGCATCCTTAGAGCCCTTAGGAATGCTCAGTTCGTTCTGTAGTCTCGAAACAACAGCAGCAAAGCCTTTACCCTGTATCCTACCTGTTGTTATTGCTGCTTTTATTTCGTCAATATCAGGAGCTAAAGCTGAACCGATCCATTCGTCTAGCTTTTTGCCACTAAGTGTCTGCTCAGTAACAAGTTGCTTAATACTTCCAATACCCATGCTGACATTGTCAAAGTCTTTTACTCTGCCATCCCAAGACGTTATGTTGTTGATTTGCTTATAAGAAAATGCTCCTGCTTCAGCAATGTAGCCTGCAGCTTTAGTGGACAAATTCTCAGTAATTGCTTGATGCATGAGTTGAGCCTCCTCTAGCATAGCAATAAGCCTACTATTTGTCCACAGTCTTGCTGACTTACCTTTAGCTGCTTTTACTTCATTCAACAACTTATCAGCAGCTGTTTTATAAGTAACTTTAAGGTCCTTTAGAGCCGCCTCTTCAAAAACATCAAGACGGCTCCTCATGTCCATTATTCTTGCAAGGACTATTTCTTCTTGCCTAGTCATGTTTAGACACCAGGTGTAGTGGTAGCAGTATTACCAAACAACGTACCTTGCAAGTTTGTACCAGTTGCTGTACTTCTAGCTTCATCGTCAACCTGGTCCTTTATGTCATCCCACAACAGGTGCTCATCGACAATACCCCTTCGCCTGAACTCATCGAAAGTTGCTTGGTCAGACAAAATACCTTGCTCGTTAGCTTTAAGCAGCATTGCCAGCTCAGAGTCATTGGATATGCCAAAGTTGTACTCTTTGTTGACTTTTACACCTTCAGCAGGAAATTCCCTACCTCGCATCTTTTCCATAATCTCAAATGCTACTTGCAATGCTGTCTCAAACTCAACAGCCCATGTTCCAAGTGAGCTCTGGGACTCTCCACTTGTAATGGCTTTCTCTGTAGCAGTCATGTTGCCAGACCGTGGTATAAGTTGCTGTAATCCATAAAGAGCCATTTTATTCTCAATGCCCTTTAAATCGTTGTCGCCAGCAGCTATTGAAGCTCCTTGAATTTCTACAAATTTCAAGTCAGCTTCATCCTCAGTAGAGCTAAGCATAATGCTGCTACCAACAGGCATTTTTTCTCCGGATATATGCTTACCGAAAAGTATAGGTACTCTAGCTACATGCAATATGTTAATTTGGTCAGAGTTCGACCTCCAATGTCTCAAATTAAGCTCAGCAAGGTCCATAAGCGGAGTTTCGCCTGACACCATAGTCCATTCCTCGCCAGGTATAAAAGAAACTAGCGGAATACCAGGGTAGGACAGTTTACCTTCCCTTATTTTTACATAAGGACCAGAATCACTCTGCTCATGCAATTCCCAAGTACCATCATTCCTAAATAGTCGTATTCTATAGACTATTTTTGTACCATAAAGACCATCTGGCTTTGTTGTAGTCTCACGAATACGAATATGCTCTAACTGTCCGTTTTCGTCAATGCGATAACCTATAAGATCCTCAGGTAATACCTCCTTAAAATAAGGACGAATACCTAAAGCTTTTTGTGCTTCCACTGTAACAGCTTCTCCGGCTGGCACATACTGTGTATCCACAAGAATGTGTGAGACACCTTTACCCATTCCATTAATAAACAGTCTTTTTGCAAAAACATGAATAGAGTTCTTTTTACCGTCAATATCGTTTGACATATCAACTACTTCTTGGTCTACTTCCTCAGAAAATATAACATCCGACTGAAATATCTGTCCTGCCAAGAAGCTGCATGTTTTTCTGTATGCATTCAGCAATACAGACTCCCTAAGGCGTTTATCATAACCTTCCTTAGTCTCAAGTGGGTATTTAGTAAGAAACTCCTCTGCAGCCTCTTGCATGCCTTTAGTACCTCGCATAAGTGCCCTTGGCAGCAATGACTCCGAAAGCCAGTATACGTAGTTAAGCGAAGGGTAGTCCACAGAGTTCTTGTCAGACGTCGTAGTTGTATTGCTCATAGTAAGTGCTCCATTGAAAGTGCCCTCGTAACTGAGAGCTTTATTGGGTACAAATAAGAAATTGGATAACTGCCAGCATCTGTGATGTCGTCCATCTTTCCTTCGCCTTTAGCAGGCATTCCATTACTGTCATAAACTTGCTGTTCTAATGCATCTGCAAAGTTCTTACATTTTGTACTATTTACAAATAAAGTTCGTTCTTTCTTGCCATTGCAGAATTTAGCATTTGTAGCCATAACCCTATCTTTTACAGTAGGATTTTTGCTATTCTTTACAACCTTAAAGCCTGCTTGACTTAGCAAAGCTAAATCAGAAGTAGTTGCATTTACAGACTTTCTTGAACTACCAGAAGCATCAGGATACACCTCAATTGGGTAACCGCTATAACGCTCATTTAGTACCCTAATTGTATCAGGAGTATCGTAGGAGTTAAATATCTCGTCAACTGCGTGCAAATTGCCTTTTCTTTCCACATAAACAACAGCACAACCTCTACCTACGTTGAAGTCCATGCCTACAATAAGTTTATCCTTTTTCTGTACTTCTTCGTTGCTATCGTTCAGCTCGCGAGAGTAAGCAGACCACACTGGCATTGACACTAAGTTTACAAATACACCATTTATGTAAGCTTCAATCAATTGCTCAGGGTAGTTAGCCTTAAGTTCTGATATGTAGTCCTCTGGCAGGTTGCACTCGTTGGAGTAAGTGGACATCTGCACTAAATGGCTGTTAGGTAGTGGATTTTGTTTGAAAAGTTTGTAAGTTGTCTTAAAGCCCTCAGGAGTAGTTGTCAAGAACATTTGATTTGATTTATCTGGGCATTTCTGCCTGCATCTAGCTTTTGCCTTTCTCCATACTTCCAGAGCTTTGTCCTCAGGTAAAATGTCCAACTCATCCAAATAAGCATCAAGTACTTCAAAGCCTACAATCCTCCCAGGGTGCTCCATAGTTCTGCAGAAAATTTTACCATAGTTTCCAACATGTACAGTATGCTCAGCTCTGTTGATATAGCAGCTAATTCCAAGACTATCAGAAAACTCCTCTATTTTTGGATACCATATGTCACGAATAAGCGGAAATGTAGGTGCAAGATACAAATGGCTGTATCCTGGGGTTTTAAGCATAGTAGAGAAAAGCCTGTACATGGCTATATCCGTCTTACCAGCACCGAAGCCTGCAACAGCTGCAACGGACTTAGCTTCAGATGTAAAGAACTCAGCCTGTGGCTCAGAGAGTATCAAATCCATGATGTATTCCGCACTTAGGACAATAAAGGCCTGTTTTTAGTACATAAAAGAAATCGTTGTCACAAGAACAAACATATCGTTCACAGTCAGGTTTAAACAAATATTTAAATATGCCAGTGAACTTCATACATCTAGGACATTGCAAATGGTCCACACCTATAGGAGCTACGGATACCCATTCATGCTTACAATATAGGCACAATGTAGGGCCAGTAGCATGTTCTAATCGTTTCTCCTTTTCTTCAATAAAATCTACTATTTCCGCCATAAATCACCAATTTTATCTTCAATTGAAATTTAATGATAATAATTCTCAATAAAATATTCAATAATATCAACTACTTATAGATAGCTTTTTAAGATAAAAAATTGAGCTGAAAATGATATAAATGATTGATATTATTGAATAAGTTATAAAATTAGCCTCGCCAGGTTTTGATGAAAAAATATCATCTGAATGATATATCATATATAATCAGCCACAATCAGCTAAACTTTGCTTTTCTATTATTAATTTAGCCCAGATGATAAATTCCCTTTCTTCTAATTGAATAAAGCCGGTTTTAAGTCCAATGTTCTTTGCAGATATAAGAAACTTCCACGAATTACCATTTTGTCTAAACATTACGACGGGCACCATGTTATGTAAGCTGGCTGCAGTTGTTACTTGCAACCACCAATCACGTAATGCAAGTGTTTGACATCTTTTGACTTCTAAAGCAAAAGGGTAAAAACCAGTAAGATCAAAGCCACCTTCTCGCACCTGTTCTAAGTTTCTTTTTGGAGTTTCAGATAAGTTGAATTTCGTCTGCAACCACTTTGCTGCTTGTCTCTCCCCTGCTGCTCCCTTCGCTCTGCTGTTTATCACTGCTTTCCCTCACTCGCACATTTAGTATAATTCCGTTAAATTCGTCAGGCACAGGATTTTTGTCAAACAAATTTATCCACACAGCACCAATCTTACGCCTGGATGTTTCCAATGCAATAAGTGCCCTGGCTTGGTCCATTACAGTTTTTCTGTTCATCGCGTTTCGTTAAGCTTTTGGATAGCCTCGAGAAGTTGCGGCAATTCTTCAATGTTTTGTTTAGTTTGCAAAACGCTCATGAACTTCATGCCGTCGTCCAAACTCATTTTGCCTTTTCCTATTGCCTTAACAATGTCGCCCACTGTCGCTGCTTCAATGTTTGTCAAGTCAGAGGCTTTCAGTATAAGTTGCTCTATAATACCCAAAGCACTGGCTACGTGATATGCTGATTTGCTAGTAAACTGGTCCTTTTCTCCTAAAACGATAGCTATGTATTCGTCAAGGAGCTTCAGCGCACACTCTTCAATAAACTTCTTTCTGATAAGTTCTGCACTCATAGTGTTGCTCCGGTTGTTGTTAAAATATTCTGCTAATTACGGAATGGTTCATTTGGTTCAAAAAATTCAATTTTATAACCTATTGATTTTATTAAATAAAAATTTTATCAAATTTATCTAATAAAATCAATAAGTTAAAAAAGTTAGACATGGTTAAAACTTTCACTCACTGATTTTTAAAAGCTGAAACGTATTTTAACTTTTTACTCAAACTTTGCTTTTGGTTCATTTGGTTCAAAAAATTCAATAAAATATATTGAATAATATCAATGATTTAACAGCTGTTCAAGAAAGTTCAATTTATTCAATAAAATCAACCACTTGTTCATTTGGTTCAGATTTTTATATATAATTTTTTTAAGCTGTGGTTCAGCCCTATATAGATATTCATATGAATAGATTAAGTCAATTTATTGATATATATATATATATTTGAAATCATATAGGGCTGAACCGAGCTTTTATTTTTTTAGGGCTCATTTTTTGAACCATCTGAACAAGTCATTGAAATCATTGAATATTTTTCATTTTTATATGCTGCTGTTAAGTTATTGAAATCATTCAAGAAATAAATTCTTATTTTTTGAACCATCTGAACCAAACGCACCATAATCTAACCTTCCATAGCATCTATTTTGGGATTTAAATATATCTTATTATCAATAATTACAACAATATTGCACTGTACTAACAGCTCCAAACCAGCATCTATATCTCGTGGATTATCCGATCTTTTGTAGTTAATAAAATTCTCATATCTTGCAAACGTTATACCACCTATAACTTCAGCCCGTCTTGCTCCGTTAAACAGCTTAAGCAATCTTTTGGCTTCAACAATAGCAGTAACACGTTCCTTTATCTCGTTTTCGTTAGCCTTTTTCTGTATCAAGTACTCCAGAAACATGCTAACACAATTAAAGAATGATTTGTCCGCAATATGCTCTTTTGTGGATAAAAATGTTCTGTGGTTCTCATACGCGTACAAAGTGCCTGCCATGATATATGCAAGCATCAAGCATTTATTAAGAAAGCCTTCTTTGCCTTCCAGATCCATGCCTTCGCCATATCGTTCCCATAGTTTGTTAAATATGCCTATGGAGCACTGTGTTCCATTATCATCAACAGTGATTTTTGTTACCGGCTTTATAAGTTGCAGAGCTTCAGCTTCATCAGTCTCGTAGTGGAAGTCAGCTGCCCTATCGTCAAATGTTGCAAATTTTTCTGTTATTGCCCAGTATTCTTGCAAGTCATTTGTATTGAGCTTTATGTTTTCTGCAGTTTTTCTGGTGTTTGCATAATCTATTGGAGCCCAGTAAAGAGCTAATATCCTTGCAGCCATACCAGACGAATATATGGAGTTGTTGTTGAGGAACTGTGACTCATATATGTCTGGTTGCACAAATATAATGGAGGAGGCTACAGGTCTGTAGGATACTGCCTCCTGACTTTTTCTATCATATCTGTACATGCTTCCAGTCATTGCTCGTAGAGCAAAATCGTTGGATGCTTTGGAGGAGTTATACTTATCGGACCAGGATGTTATTACGCCCTGACCTTCTTCAGCTACAAAGTTTGCAATGCCGCCTGCTTTGAAAGCTTTGTTAATTGCCCTTTCTTGCGTTATGTCATCAACAAAAGAACCTGGTACCCTTTCGTTTACTAAGTTGTATAGTTGTTTGTCTAAGTCGTTGGCATTGTTGAGAGTATTGAAGATGTCCTGAATGCTGCTAGGTTTTCCGGAGCGATCGGTGCCTCTATCATTTTTTGCTATTTCCTGCTTTATCTTTAATATTGCACGTTCTTTTAAGGACCTGTCCTCGTTGTAAGCATTTACTAAAGTTTGCTCACCTTTCAGGAAGCCTTTTAGAACGATATCGTATACTTTGGACTTAAAGCGACCGGACTTAGCTACACAAAATATGCTCATGTGGAAAAAGTTTTCCAAGTCAACGGAGCCACATTGGATAAGGGCTTTGCGGTTGATGGACATGCATATAACTACGAGCATAATTGGGTAAATGTCGTTTACTGACATTAAGTTAAAATCTGCAACAGCTTTCGCAGCTTTAACTAAGGATTTTGGAAGTATGTGGCTAGGAAACTCAGTCTCTGCATACATTGAGTCAACTAGCGGCAGTGGAGTAGGGTCCGGCCACTTAAATGTGTCAATGTCTATGTCTACTCGTTCACCGACTTTTGCTTTTGCTGATTTTATGAACTTGTCTATTTGGCTATATGCATCCTTGTATCTGGCAGTGTTTGCTGCAAAGACGTCAGGATGGATTATCTCAAATAGTTGTTCTATGTTTTGGCGTATTAAGGGCTCCCTATAGCGATGTGTCCAGTGCATTATTAAGGAGTTCATGGATGGGGATATGGACTCAGCAGTAGCAAAGTCCATTATTGCTTTAGCTAAGTTAAAATCAGATGTTGGATTATCCTTCGTGGATCCAACGTTTTCGATAAGTTGCGAAGGAGGGTAGTTATCTTGAATTTGCTCCCACTCGTAGTAGTTGGTGTTTATTTCCACTACTTTGCAAATTGACCCGTTTCTGTGTCTAAACGTAGGCAGGCGCAGGACTCGCGAAGGGTCGTGTATTGCTGGGTCGGATTTATAGAGTTGGATTAAAGACTTTTGGGTATCTGTCCAAGTCTTTAAGTCCTTTGTGGATGTAAGCCAGTAGTAGTGGTATTTACCTGGTGAGGATTCCACTATAATGGATGGTTTTAGCTTGTGGATAGCTATAGGCCCTGTTGCTGATGGGGTATCCATATCTACGAATACTGCCCGGGCCTTTTTTATGTCTGCTTTTAATCTGCGGTTTGTTTTAGATTCGTTAACTGTGAAATATACTTCGTACCCTTCGTCGTTGTAACGTTTTAGGGAGTCGTAGCAGTTAGTTATGTCGTCGCATATATGCCTAACATCCCCATTTTTAATTAGGCAAAAGATTTGTTTTCCTGGAAAGTTGAATAAGAAACTTGACAATTCCTCCGGTACGTACATTCTTTGTTCTCCCAGCCCCAGTTAGCATATAAAGGAAAACACCTTGCAAGCCTGGGGATTACTTGCAAGGTGCTGTTCGCAATGTGATCAGCATTGCTATCCATACTTCATAGACTAAGTATATCATATTATTATAAAAAAAGAAATAAAAATAATATGTAACAATATCAATAACATAGCTAGCATATAAATATGCATATAAAGCATTGACTTTTGGGATGTACATATAGTGTGTCAAAATATTGACTAGTCAAGGAGTTGACTCGAGTAAAGTGTCAAAAACTTGACTCAAAAATAATTAAAATAAAGGTTGAAGTCCTAGCCAGATGAATTATAATAGCTGATATGAAGAAAAGAAAATGACTAAAGAAAAAAAAAGATGAAAAAAAAAGGTTGAAGTCATTTTCTGAGTACTGTATAATAAGATCATCAAAGGGAGAATGGCCCCCTAATTCAAAAACCCGTAAGGAGGAATTATCATGGCACTTACCAAAGAACAAGCGATTGAAGTAGCAAAATCCGTAGTAGCCAAAGGCTTTAAAGATGGCCTGTCAGAGGATGATATTAAGGGAAACATGTTTTCCTCTGGTATTCCTTTTAGCATGATTAATAACCTGTTCAAAAGCACTGCTATTGAACTTGGTCTTATCGTGGACCCGAAAGTCCTCCAGACTGCTATCGACTCTGAGGTCTCTGCTTCTGAGTGGCACGAGGGCATGACTTGGAAGGAGTTCGACTCTTTTTGTGAGGGTATTCTTTCTGAAGTCGAGGGAGCCACTAAAGCGAAGATCGTGGCCGCTGCTAAGAAGTACTGCAAAGAGAATGAAATCCCTGTCCCTGAGGAAACTAAGGAAAAAGCTTCCCGAGCTAAAGGCGGGAAAGCAGCTGATGCTGTGGTTGCTCTCTTCAATAAGATTCAGAAGCCCACCAAGCAGGAGCTCTATGAGGCTCTTCTCCCTTGTGTCAAGGGACCTGAGAATGCGGTCTATTACGTAAACCAGTATTACGCTCTGGCTTTCGCTCTTGGAAATAGCATTGCTCTGGCTAAGGCTGCTGCTGATACAAAAGACCAGACCTTTGGACCTGAGGTAGAGGCTGAGGAAGAGGAAGAGGCCGACGAGGAGTAGGCCGTAAGACCTGAAAGCCGAGCGACCTAGGCTTGACTCCGAGTAGAGACTCGGGACTTTGTGAGGTTTGAACCTACCCGTTTGTCATGAATTATCCAGCCGGCGGGTAGACTCAAGCCACAGAGAGTTCGTCATACTTCATAGATGGATTGGCCTAATATGAAGAATGATAAACAAGGAGGTTCTGAAATGAAAGCTATGCTGACTGGCTGCTTCGAGTTGGTGGAGGACTCCGACCTCAGAGTTACCGGGTCTAGTCAATCTATGATACTGTACTGCAAAGATTGCGATAGTTTTTTCTTCTCCAAAGCCTGTGGAGGCCGTAACATTTTCCACAGCAATGTAATCTATCACCCGACTGACGGAAACTGCATAGTGGCTGAGTACCCTGATAATGGTTATCATTACGACTGTAACCACTCTACTATGTTTCGTGTTACTAGGGTTGCTCTCTTGAAAGAGCTTTTGGGGCACTGAAAAGCTGCTGAAAAACGGATAAAAGGAGCCTTTTTGGCTCCTTTTATACATTATTGTAATAGAATATTGAAATACGGATTGCAACTAGTTGATATAATTACAGAAATGAGCTGTGCGTGGCTTGAACGGTTAAAAGCTGTCTGGATATTATATCAGATGACTAAAACCACACGAGCCAGACAGAGTAAATTATTTTTAAAATAGCTTCACTTTTTTATTTACTCCCCTTTTGAAGTGCTGTATAATATAGACATAAGAAAGAGAAATACAGCAAAAACCAAAAATCAAAAGGAGAACAAAATGAAAACTAACACTCAAATCGTAGACACCTTCCTGAATGAAGAGACTAAGAAATGCACCAAGTGTGGCGAGATTCACTTGCTGGCAGACTTCTCCAAGAACAGCCGTAATCGTGACGGACTTGACCGTTGGTGTAAATGCTGTATCAAGGCTCACCACAATATCAAGAGAGATACCAAAAAGCCGGCCGTAGTATCCAACCGAATTTTCCCGATCTTTGCATAACTGGAGGGATGACAATGAACAGGGACATAGTTGATTACGCAACCCAAGGAATTTTGTCCGGTATGTCGTTTGACTCTATAGTAAAAGAGTCTATATCGCACATAGGCGGAGGATGTTACGAACACATTGGAGTGCACATCACGGAGTCAGGTATGGCTGCTGGTTGGTCTTACAGGTACCCGTCAATCCGATTCAACGGGATTATGTTCAAAGAGTCTGGTAAGACTATCGAGCAAGGAATAAAAGACGGTCACCTTGCTCTGGACGTCAGGACGACAACCTGCTTCTAATCAGATACCGAGCCCGGCGGATACCGGGCAAAGGAGCTTATCATGGATAAAAGAGTCCTATCATACAATAAGAAAGGCCAAGCAAGAAGCATAGTAGTAGCTACTTCTGACATAGCTTATATCGAAATGTCCGGAGACAAGACCGAATACAGGATCCACACAAAAGACGATCAGTTCTACAGACTGTCATCTAACAGCATTATGGATTTTGTCCAAGGTAATTTGGTTATCAGATAGCCAACTTCGCCTGGCTTCAGCCTACCCAATCGCTTGGATAATATATCAGATGATTGAACGATTGAAGCCAGACAAAACTCAACACCTGCAGGAGGGATCCACATGTCAGTATTAACACCAGCTTATGGAAGAGACTACAAATCGTCGGAAGCAGTTCAGAAAGACTACCTCGAGGGTAAAGACTTTGTTCTGAATGACATCGCGTCCAGGTGGAATGGAAAGTACTGCTCTTGCAGAGACTTTCCAGGTAAGATAGTCGAGTTGAGGTATGACAAGAAGAGGAAGCTTACTACTGTAATGACTCCTTGATCGAATCACCCCTAGGGATACCTCCCTAGGGGCAGTTTCGTGTGGCTCGATCGTATGCCGGTGTCATGGTTTATCCAGCCAGGCAGACGGTTCGAGCCAGGTGAGTTTCGCGTAGCTTCAGCCTGCCCGTTTGCTTGGATAATATATCAGATAACGGAACGGGCTGAGCCAGACGGAGTTTATTAAATATTGAATATTTAAACAAAAATTAGCTCTGCGTGGCTTGAGTGTACAGCATAGGGCTGGGTATTATATCAGACACTTTAGCCATACGGAGCTACAAAAAGGAGGATAACCATGGTAAGATTGCTACTAGTACTTTTCATTATGTCAATGCCTTTTTCAAGTGCTCAAGCAAGCGACGCATACAGAACTACTTGTTCTGAATTTACGTATGTCAACGGAAAAAAGGAACTGACATGCACTACAAAAAAGATCAATACAAGTTACAGGCCTCAACAATCTTATATGCCGCCGCCTAGGCCTCACTATTTCAACAGAAGAGGCAAATATTAGCTTCGTGTAGCTTCAGCCTACAGTTTTGCTTGGATAATTCATGACAAAACTCAACGACTGAAGCCACGCAAAAGTCAAAAACTTGACTCAGCAAGTAGTGGAAGTTGTTTAACTTTTAATGTCAAAATATTGACAGTTACGGAGGACACTTAATGATTGACTTACGACAAAAAGAACTCAAGGATTGGCAAGACAGAAATTTTCCACGAAGCAAATATGAGCACATGGGTAAAGATCAGCTTATTGACATTATAATCACAATGCAATGTGCACTTGGCATTGCGGAGGAAGCTGGCGAAACTTGTCACCACGTACTTAAGGGAATACAAAGGATCCGCGAAGGGCTAAATGGTATTGACAAGAAGCAAATTGCAGATGGAGTTACGGACACTCTGATTTACGGCTTACAACTGCTTTCGCAGAACGATGTGGATGCCGAAAAGGAGATTGAAGAAGTAACGGACAAAGTGCTTGCTCGGGACTGGACAAAAGACCCATCCGGCAAAAAAGCTGTATAGCTGTAACAAAAGCAGCTGCTCGCAAAGGGTAGTAAAACGTATCAATTTTATTTATATAATATATAAATATTTTGAATTATTAAATTCTTTCAAAATAGAGTATACTATGTAAATAAAGTTGATATATGGACTGCCTAACATCAACAAAGGAGCTACAATGGCTACAAAACTAGAAAAATGGATGCTTTTGTCTAGTTCGCTTAAGCGAATTAAGGACGAAGAAATGACCCTACGTCGCGAAATTTGTGAAGAAATCTTTGCAGGCGAAGTAGGGGAGTTTCGTAAGAAAGCTGAGTACGATGGGCGAACAGTTACAGCAATATCCACGGTAAACAGATCAGTGGACAAAGCTGTACTGAGCTCCATCTGGGAGGACCTTAGCGAGGCTGAGCAGGATGCTATCAACTTTAAGCCTGAAATTTCAGTCTCAAAATACAAAAAGCTCGAAGGTAAACTGTTGCTGAAT